GGAATACTCATCTTTTGTTGTAGGTTCTTGTTCACCAAATCCAAAAATTCCAGTATCATAAACACCTAAATCAGGATTAGTTATTGTGTCATAAACTGATCCAGGTGAAATTAAACCTTCTTGTAAAGCAAATTTTTTCTTATCAATAAATCTTTTTTGTTGATCAGTTAATTCTGCTCTTAAATTATTTTCTGGTAAAGACGTACTATAATACATCTGATCACCGATTGTTCTTGGAGTTCTATACATTCTTTGAGCCTCCACAGGTTTAACTCCTCCAGTGTATGCATCATAAAGAGTAACACCATCTGCAGACACGCCTGGTGAACTAAAAATTTGTTTAGGTCCTAAGTAAGGAAAATCTGCCTTATTGTAAGGAACTCCTGGAGCTTTTTCTGTTCTAAAAGATTCCATAAATTGTTTTTCTTCTAAAGGTATTAATTTTTGAGGTAATGATCCACTAGGTTCATAAGTTTTTGTCATTAATTTTTGTGTTAATGGTGTTGTTTTTGTTCCTAATGCTAATTCATTATCAAAATCGTTATAATAAGTTGGAGTTACTCTATTTTCATATAAACCAAGTTGATTATATTGAGACATATCTCTAGGTTTTCTAAATTTATTTGCTAGGTTTGCTAAAATACCCATTATTCCAAAAGATGGAAATGCATCTCTCGTTTCTCCAAATTTTTCATAATCAGAATAATAGCCAAAGTTAGGTCCTCCAGGAGTACCTCTTGTTTCAAATTTAGGTTTACCAAAGAAAGCAGGCATTCCTTTTATGCCTCTATAACCAGGAGCTCCTCTACTAAATAAATTTCCAAAGAAACTTGGTTGACCATAAGATTTATACCCCGAACCTATGTATTTATTTTTGTAAGTACCATCTGGTTGTTTAACATTTACATATTCTGGAACAGCATATTTTCTAGTCTTTGGTCCTGTTTGTACAGTTTGACCAATATTTTGTTGACCAGTTAAAATATTTCTCATGTGTTGTTCGTGTTGAGATTGAGCCTGGCTGCTTCTATCTGGTCCTCCTGGACTAGATTGTCTACCTGCTGGACTTCTATCTCTAGTATAATCTCCTTGAGAATCTAAAGACATAATTCCAGAAGGACCTTCATTAGGGCCTTGAGATAACGAACCATGTAGATCCGCTCTCATAATCAAATCTTTTTCAGCATCTGTAATATAAGCTAATTCTGTTGGAGGTGATTCAGGTCCTGATCTCCAAAATTTAGGAGCGGTAACCATTGGTTGATTACCTAAATAATTTTTCATACCTCCTTGGTCACCTATACTCATTATTCCACCACTGGATCTTAATTCTCTTGGTAATTGCATTCTTCCTATTGGCATTATCTTCTTCCGTCCGGTTGTATGTCTAGTCTAAAGGTTCCTAATTTCCAGTCTTGTGCTGTTCCTGTATTAGCAATCTTTAGAGAAACTGCTCGTGCTCTTGCACGAGTATCTACTTTAGTCGTACTTGAGCTAATTGTAAAGGGTCCTAATGGAGAACTTGCTTGTGAGCTATTAGGATAATCTCTAAGGTTTAATGTAATTTGAGTATTGCCTGTTTGAGATATGAAGTCAGGTAAGAATCTTCTAATCTTCATTAAAAACTCTCCATCTCCTTGAAGCGTAGCTCCTCCTTCTTTAGTAACTGTTATATCATAATCTCCAGATTCAACGCTGGCAGCAATAGCTGTAGTAGATCCTGCTTCTACTTGATCTGTTCCTGTTTCGTGTTCAAAATATGCTGTTCTACCATCAGTATTTCCTACAACATCAAAGGATACGTCATTCCCTGCTGTGTATTGTGTACCATGGGGTTTACCAAATACAGCAGAATCAGACCATGTAGTTCTATTTAAACTACTAGTAACCCATATTTGTCTCTGTGGACTTGAATCTAAATAGTTATAACTAACCATTCTATTAACTACTTCTGAACTATTACTTGGATAGAACCAATATATTTCTCCAAACAAATTATTTAATCCACAATTAATTAATTGTTGAGCTGTGGTATTTAAATCATCATAAACATAGTCTTCAACTAAGCATTGCATAGATTCTAGTCTACCTGTAAATCTAAAGAAACCATTTTCTGACATCCAATATGCAGCGCCATCTACCTCGATTGCAGCGTTCATTCCAATTAAACCACAGTTAGTTCCTACTTGTGAAAAAGCAAATACAAACGGAACTCCAACAAATCTCATTGTAAATGCAGCAGTATCAGTCCATACATATGTTGCATCTCTACCTCTAACAGCTCCCATGATCCGTGATCCGTCGGCCAGTCTTTGTGAACCAGCTGTATTGGTTGAGGTAATAGCCCATGTATTAATATCTTCTCGATTAGACCATCTAATAAACATATCATCTTGAGTAGTAGATGTACCAATAGTTGTTTCAGTTCCAAAACATACTAAGTGTCTATCAGGAGTAGATACAATCATATCACGGGACGCGGTTGGTGCACCACTGATAATGGTTGCTCTATTTTGAGTAGCATTTGTCGCATCTGAGTCCCATTCAAATATAGGACCATTGTGAATTAGAGCTATTAATTTTTTACCAAAACTATCTAAGCTCCATAAACCAGGATCAATTACATAGTCTCCACTAGCAGCTTCTCCCCATCCTACATAATCTGAAGTATTAGTAACAGTATCTCCACCACTATGACTAGCAGCTGTGGTGTTTCTAACTCCTCTAGTAACACCAGTTAAAGTATTGGTAGATATACCTGTGTAAGAAATTTCTTCAGTTCCTATTTGAACGTAGTTAGTACCTGATGAAGGAAATTGAGATGCATCTGTTAAAGCTATTGTTGTAGTTACTGCATTAATACCAGCACTTAAAGTTGTAGTTGCTTCTCCAGAAACAGTACCTCCATATTGTCCCAAACTCCAACCATAACCAGGAAGCTGAGTTGCTGGTCCTACAGGATAATAGTGTTGAACTCTAATACCACCAGAAGTAGTTGCACCACTTCCTGTTTCAGCACTAGACATTGTTATAGTAATAGTACTAGCTGTAGGCACTGTTGTTACCATAAATTTTTTATCGTCAAAATCGGAAGCACTATAATTAGAATTTGTAATAGCTGTAAAATTATCTAAATAAACAATATCCCCAGCAGCAATATTATGGGGAGAAGAAAAAGTAATAGTTACTGAAGTAGAACCATTAGTTGTAGTAAAAGCATTACTTAATGTATTAGTAGATTTAATAGGGTGAATGTCATAGAAGACACCTCCTGTGTATACATATAAAATTCTATTAGTTCCTATAGCTGAATATTTAAAACCAGAACTATTAACAAATTGATGTTGAGCCCGAGCAGCTCCTGTTATATAGTTTTCTCCTAATTGATTCCACCCACCTATTTTTTCAGGTGTGCCATATCTAAATCGTACATAATCTCCACCTGTCCATTGTCCTTCTGCTCCTGTAGGGGTGACTTGTTTGTTGAACCCAGGTAAGATATCTATCTTTTGTAACATATTAATATCCTGTTTTAATAATTGTATATCAGATTTAAGGAGAATTCAAAGGGTTAAGTAGGGGGAGGGTGATTGGTGGTGTCTCCCCCCACAGACTTATTTTATATACTATTTTTTAGAAATAGTCAACTTAGATCCTTTAAACCAAGCTGGTAGGCCTAGTAAAGGTCTTTTATCTAATGCGTTTTCTTTAGCAGCTTTTGAATTAGCTCTGTTGTAATGTAAGAATACTTGTCCACAATTTTTACCTGTAAACTCTTCTCGCCAATGTTCTAAATCACAACCAGAATATATAAGCATATCACCCGGTTTTAAATCTACTTTAATACCTGCTTGACCTGTTTTACCTGTAGGATCTAGATAAATGGGCCATGGGTCACCCCCTAAATTTAATGTGGTAGATATTTCACAAGAATATCTATCTTTATGTCTAGCCAATACATCCCCTTTTTTATAAATTCTTGCATAAGAATAAGTTTCAGATAATTTTAATCCTGTATGTTTTTCCATAACAGGTTTAACTTCCTGTAATAAAGTTTCCATAGCAAGATCAGCATAATGTGAATAAGTATTTGGAACTTGTTCATCATTCCATACACCCCAATATTCCGTAAATGGTGATATGTATTTTGAATCAAATAATACTCTTGCAACATTTCTTTTATTTTTAAAGTATTTATAAACAAAGTCGGCTAATTCTTTTGAGATAGCTCCTTTTAAAACACTATATTTATTTTTCTTGAATGACATTTAATACTCCTTTTGGTATAGCTTGACAGTTAAAATGTATAAATCTAAATGGTTCATATCCCATATCAACAATATATTGATGTGGCATATATGATGGAAAAAATATCATACGACCTGGTAATGCTTTATAATGTATCTGTGAACTTGCATATGTTATTTTTGATTTATCTTTTTCTGGTAAAAGATTCATCACATTACCTGGTCTTGGATCTTCAAATATTGGCATGGATGTTGCATCAGAAGCTTTTAAAAAATAAAAACCTGATATATGCCCGTTCCAATGAGTGTGTAAAGTGTGATGTCCTCCACCTTTTTGTGCAAATTCTTGCACCCAAAGTTCTGTGGTAAATACTTCAAAATTAGTTAAATCAAAACCCATTTCACCTAATAAATTATACGATGTTGCACCAATATAGTTTTGTAACTCTTTAAATTTAGGATCACCTATTAATGTGGTTGAGTGAAAGACGTGACCCATGTCACCTTTGTTACCAAACTTTTTATTTCTTTTATCTATTTCTGGTTTTAATCTTTTTTTAGATGCTTCAATGTATGAATCTGATGCTTTGTTTAATTTATCAACAAAACTAGGTTCATCCGCCCACCATATAGGACATGAAAAATAGTGTTCTAAATTTAATTTTTGAGGAAAACTTAATTGATTTTTATTTTGTTTTCTTAGTTTTTGTTTTAATTTTTTATTTTTCATTTATAAGGCCATCCTAAATTCCATATAACTAAACTATGTCTTGTTCCTCTTTTAACTGGACAGACTCTATGCCAAACAAAACCAGGAAATACAACTAAAGATCCTTTAGGTAATATCTCGGTGCATTTTTTAATGTTAGGTTTTTTATCGGGATCTTGATTTCTAAAATCAAATTCTAATTCACCACCTTTATAATCTTTTGGATCAGATAAAGTTACTGTTACAGACAGTTTTCTTATTTTACCGTGTGATGGATCGTTAGGTTGTTGTCTTATATAAGGTCTGTCCCAACCATCACAATGCCAATCATAAAATTGACCTTTAGTATATTTGGTAAATTGACAAGATTCAGAAAAATCCCATTGAAAATTCCAACCAGCATTTTTATTTGCTTGATGAACATAAGGTTGTATTTCTTTATATATCCATCTATCATTCATCCAAACAATATTAGAATCTCTTTTTTGTTTTAAATCTTTTATTTCTTTTTGATTTAATTTTTTATCACCGTAACCACCTGTCACTGCCATTTGATCTTGTATGGATTTACCATACTTAACAATTTCGTCACAGATACGGGATGGAACTGCTGATTGAAAATACCAATAATAGTTTGTAAGTTGCATATGTCTTTATATGCTTATTATAACATTTTAGTAAAAAATAGTCAATATCTATGATATTGTTAATGTCCCAGTTACATTAAACCTAGCTATTTTATCACCACCTGGGTGTGTTGAAGTTGAATTGCATCCAGGTGCTACTGAAAATGTAACTGCGCTTGGTGCTCTAACAACAACAATACCTGGACCACCTGCTCCTCCATAAGGACCACAGTTTCCACAAGCAGGATTTGCAGTACCTCCACCACCTCCACCTGTATTAGGAGATCCGGCACCAGCTCCTGTAACTGCTCCAGCTCCACCACCGCCTGCTCCACCTGCTCCACCTGAATTTCTACCACCACCGCCTCCACCACCAGCGTATGTAGTATCAGGACCTAAAATTGTATTTGGTGCTCCAGCACCTCCAGCTCCACCATTACTTGAACCACCTGCACTTCCATTACCTGTTGCTCCACCTCCACCACCAGCAGAGGCATTACCATCAGCTGAGGCACCACTATTTCCTCCAGGATTTCCTTGAGGAGGACTTGTAGGAGGAGTATTACCAGCAGCTCCAGGCGTGCCTGCAGATCCATTCCAACCTCCGCCACCACCAGATCCACCAGTATAATCTGATGGTTGTGGAGCAGCTGGAGCACCACCAGCACCTCCACCTGTTGAAGTTATCATATCTGTATTTTCAACTCCACCAGGATTAAATATTGAATCATTTCCTTTATTTCCGTAAGAATTCCAACCTGTGCCTGCTGCACCACCACCTCCAACTGTTACTGTATAATCTCCAGGTGTTAAAACATTTCCACTTAATGCATTTCCTTGTAATGGACTAGGGCCATAACCAGATGCACGATAACCACCAGCACCTCCACCACCATAAGCTCTGATATTATTAATACCTGTACCTCCAGATCCACCACCAGCTACAACTAAATAATCTACATCTACTCCTAAAACAGTTGATCCATCAGGCCATGTTCCTGCTCTTTGAGCCAAATAGAGACTTTGCATTGACCACACACCACATGCTTTATTTAATTCTTTTACGATAACTCTTCCTGGACCACCATTTCCTCCGTTATTACCACAACCGTCACCACCACCGCCACCACCGCCAGTGTTAGTTCCACCTGCACCAGCAGAAACACTTGGAGAAGATCCTCTTCCTCCACCACCTGGACCAGCAGCTCCTTGATTACATCCTGGAATTCTTGTTCCGCCTCCACCACCTCCAGCAAAAACTGAACATGTTGGTCCTATATTTCCATAATCAGGACTTATGTCTGAACCATTTCCTCCAGCTCCACCTCTTCCAGGTCCTGGAAAATTTCCTGTAACAGCAGCTCCACCGGTTCCACCAGCTCCGCCACCGCCACCAGATCCTCTTGTATCTGTACTTATTGGCGAACTATTTTCTGCTCCTGCTCCACCAGCATTTCCTTGACATGCAGTTCCAGATCCTCCAGCAAAAGCACCACTTGGAGATGGAGATGAACCACCACCGCCACCACCAGATCCCCCTGGATTACCTGCTACTTGTGCCTCTGCTCCACCACCGCCACCAGTAGCGCATGTACCATTAAAACTTGAAACACTTCCATCAGTTCCTGGAGCACATGGATTTGTTCCAGGTCCACCACCACCGATGACTACTGGTACAGTTCCTTCTGCATTAAATTCTTTGTTTAATAAACCACCGCCACCACCACCAGCTGCTCTATTTCTTCCACCGCCACCACCACCAGCAATGATAGCTGCTTTAACAACTCTAGTTCCTGATTGAAGACAAACGTTTCCTGTAGCTGTCTTATCAGTAACTTTATCTTTTCCAAAAGATGTTTTATTTACTTTACCTATTATTCCACCGTTTGATTTACCGCCGCCTCTAGGCATTTAAGTGTCCTCCTATTCGGACACCCAAGCTGTGCCATTCCAGTCGTAAACTGTAGGGGTTTCCGATGTGTCGTCTGATTTTGTAGCTTCCCAACCTTTTGTGTTGTCAGCTTGATATTTTTTATCGTTCCATGAAATATTGTATCTAACATCACCTTCTTCTGTAATTGATGGTCTATCAATTGGTGCTTCCCAATTATCATTATCATCAAGTAACCATGATTGATGTGGTTGTGGTGATAAAAATTTATCTTTTACAGGATCATAAATATCTCCGATACCTGCATATTTTTTTCTAAAATTATTGTTGTAAGAAGTTTGTTTCCAAATTCCACCTTTGAAAAAATTGATACACCATGTTTCTCCATCTACATGCATATCTGAAGGAACTACATCATTTCCTACAACTACAACTCTTTGTACAACTTGATGTGAATCTTGTGTAAATCCTGTTGGATCTGTCATTGCTTTTAATTCTGCAAAATGTGCCATATTATTACTCCTTAAATGTTATCATTTTAGTTTAATTTTAACTTATTGTCAACGTTCCAGATACAGTAAATGTCATTACAGTACACCCTCCTGCAGGCCCTGGTAATGTTGATTTACTGTTAGTTCCTGGCGCTACAGTAAATGTAGGCCCTAATGGCCCAGGTGCTCTTAATACAACAACTCCTGATCCACCAGCTCCAGCTATATTACTATAAGATGGATTGTATGATCCACCAGCTCCACCACCGCCACCACCTCTATTAGTAGTCCCTGTTCCACCTGTTCCACAGTTAGCTTTTGTACCAGCTCCACCTGTTCCACATGGTGAGGCTGCTCCTGCTGATCCTGGTCCTGGTGCTCCATTATAACCTGTTCCACCACCGCCACCACCACCATAAGATAGTGCTGATCCTGTAATATCATTTGGTGCTCCTGCTCCACCTCTTCCACCTGCAGGTGCAGGACTTTGCGGTCCTGGGGATGCAACTCCAGCTTCAGTTACTCCACCTCCACCACCACCAGAAGTGTCTCCATTTTGAGATGAGTATCCTCCTGGATTACCTTGTGGAATAGTACAACCAAAAAGGTTACCAGCACCTCTTGCTCCTGTTCCACCTGGTCCTGGAGGCGATCTTGTTGGATTACCTTTAGGGCCTTCACCCATATAACCACCTGCTCCTGAACCACCGTCAGCACAATACCTAGCTGGACCTGGTCCTTGAGGGGCAGTTCCACCACCGCCACCTAAAGCTACAATATTTTGAATTACTGAATCACCACCTCTTCTATTTGCAGCACCTCCAGCACCAATTGTTACTGGATACTTACCTGTGCTAAAACCCATTTTTGGAGCTCTTAATGGAGAAGGACCATAACTAGAAGCTCTGTATCCTCCTGCTCCACCACCACCGCCAGCGTATGTTGTAATAGGAGTTCCACCTCCACCTCCACCACCGGCAACAACTAAATAATCTACTAATGTAACTGTTGGATCTCCATCAGCTATTGTTAAACATCCCGTACCTGTAAAATTTGCTATTTGGTCATAACCACCAGCTGGGTTTGAACTAAAAGCAACAGAGCCTGCACAAATAGGACTTGCAGTTAGTGTAACGCCTTGACCTGCATTTGCTCTTGCAATTACTATACCATCACCACCTTTTCCTGATAATACTGGGTGAGCATTTGCTCCTGCTCCACCTCCACCACCACCAGTTCCATCAATACCAGCTGTACCTGCACTTGCAGTATCATCTCCTCCAGTTCCACCACCGCCAAATCCTCCAGCTCCACCTAACAATCCAGCAGTTCCACCACCTCCACCGCCAGCGTATGCTCTAGAAGAACCTGAGATAGCATTTGTAAAACCTCTACCACCTGGACCACCATAATTTGTTGCAGCATTGGCACCACAAGTACATGCTCCACCACCTCCACCACCACCTTCATCATTTGTTGGGAAAGGTGAACTTCTTACTGATCCTGCACCTCCAGAGTTTCCTTGAGGGGGATCTGTAGGAGGAGTATTACCTGCTGCTCCTGCATAAGGACTTCCACCTACAGTGGCATTTTCACCACCTCCACCACCTGATCCACCAGTACCACCACTACCAGCAGGTGAGTTAGCGGGATCACCACCTTTACCACCACCTTCAGATTCTATTCCTCCAAAAGATGAATTATTTCCATCATTAGATCCACCACTAGGAGAACATTGTCCTACGGCAGCTCCACCAGCTCCTACTACAACTGGGTATGTTCCTAAACCTAAACCTAAACTTGTTCCTTGTGATGCACATGGGCCATATCCTGACGCACGATAACCTCCTGCACCACCTCCACCACCACAAAATGCACCACCACCTCCACCACCAGCGATGACTAAATAATCTGTTGTTATTTCTCTTGATGGCCATGTGCCATCTTCCAATGCATTAAGTTGATCTGATAAGGACCAAACTCCTGATGCTTTATCTAATTCTTTTACTAATATATAACCTGGGCCACCTGTTCCACCAGCAGCATTATTACCACCAGCTCCACCTCCACCGCCAGAATTTGTAGTTCCAGCTACACCTGCAGCGCAAGCTAATCCACCTTTTCCACCACCTCCAATTCCACCTGCTTGAGGAGCACCAGATGCATGTCTGTTTCCACCTCCGCCACCACCAGCAAATTGTCCACACACAGTAGCTCCTCTGCATGAAGAATTTGCAATATAAAAAGGTTGGGGGGCAGATCCAAAAGTAGAAGTAACTGGAGATCCAGCTCCTCCTGTTCCGCCTCCTGTTGATCCTGGATGTGATCCAGATGTTCCATCAGCTCCAACTGCAGCCGCACCACCGCCACCGCCGCCACCGTAATTCGTTCCTGGTCCTGGTCCTCCCGGATCGGGACTACCAGCTCCACCATCATTTCCTTGACAAGCAGTTCCACTACCAGCAGCTTTAGCTGGTACTGCTCCACCACCACCAGAACCTCCTGGTCCACCGACAGCTCCATTACCACCACCAAAACCACCACCTGTTGATGTAACACAAAAAGCTATTGAATCATTTCCTTTACCACCAGGATTTCCATTAGGTCCTGGAGTTCCTCCTCCACCAACTGTAACTGGATAAGCTGTGTTTCCAGTAACAGGTTGCTCAGATATTTGTAAACCTCCACCGCCACCACCGGCTGCTGTTCCGCCGCCACCACCTCCACCACCACCAACTATGAGTGCTTTAACTAATCTTGTTCCTGGTTGTGTAGCTGATAAACATCCTGTTGATGTTTTAGATTGAATGGTATTTTTTCCAAAAGACGTTATGTTAACAGGTCCAATTATTCCGCCATTGCCAGCCATAATTTAAACCTCCTATGCGTCGTCTAATACTTCATATGATATGAATAAGTCCAGATCAGAAGCAGCGCTTGCTCCACCTTTTAATATATCACCTTCCATTAAATAGATAGGTGTGTCCGATAAAACTAACGTTGCGTTAGCTGGTACCGAAACTGTTTTTGCTATATAAACTGTTGCATCTGCACCTGTTGCAGTAATACCTGATGCACCTGCAGTTGTTAAACCATCAACATAAAGATTTACAGTAGCTGCATTTGTGCCATCAACATTGGCAACTGTAATTCTATTAATTTTTAATAATTTTTCTGAATCAACTGTAAGTAAAGTTGCTGTAGTTGTTGCAGTTAAATTCCAACCAAGATTACCACCGTAGATACTTGAAACTGATACTATATTTGGATTTGCCATAATTTAATTCCTTTACTTTATTACCCGAAAATCATTGCCATTGCAATAGCTTTCCCTGTTGATATACCAAAACTTGAAGTTGATGTCCAGCCCAAAGTTCCACTGCCATCAGTAGTCACCAAAGCCGTGCTTGAGGCTCCTACTGCAGCTGGTAAAGTTAATGTATAAGAAGTTACTGTACCAGCGGCTTTTATAGCCGTATAAGCTGAATTATCAGCATCTCCAAATTTTAATGAATTTTGATTGGTTAATTGGATGTCTGAAGATGTAGCCATTACATCTACTATATCTGGATTAGTTCCATCATTAGCCGTAGCATAAACAATTTTTGTACCTTTATCTGTAGATGACCATTGTACACTATCTCCTGAACCAGAAACATATTTAAATGTAACCGTATAAGCTCCTGAAGTAGAATTTTTAATCATGTAAAAATCTTGAACATCTAGAGGAATAGTTACATTTCTTGCTCCTGTAATAGATCCCGTTAATTCAATGACTCTATGTGCAAGTGTTGCTCCAGTTGATCCATCAGAAACAGATAATGTTGTGTCACCTGCTCCTCCGGCAATACTTTGCGTAGTGTATCCACCACTTATTTGTTCTATGATATTTAAATTAGTATTAGTTTTTGTTCCCCATGTACCAGCATTTTCACCGGTTGCCATTAATTCTACACCAAGAGGTGTGTATGTTGATGCCATAATTTATCTCCTATGCTGCCACTTCTGTGTAACTTCTAGTTGTTCCTTTAGAAACATTAGAATAACTTCTTGTAGTTCCAGTAGCTACATCACTATAACTTCTAGTTGTTCCTGTGTCAACATTCATCCATACATTAGTACTAGGAGGGTTAAAAGTCAAGGACATAGAAAGGCCTGTTAAACCTACTACTTGATCTGCTAAAGTTACTGTTCCTATAGAAGAACTTGAAGAAAGGCCACTAAATCCAACTATTTGATCTGGTAATTCTGGAATAGTACCTAATGTTGAAGTCATAGCTATTCCAGTTATAGGGACCGCTACTGATCCAGTACCTATAATAGTACCTAAACTAGACTCTATTTCAAAGCCAGTTAAAGCAGCTGCATCATTAGGAACTGTTACAGAACCTAATGTAGTGCTTAATCCAAAACCAGTGGGTTGAACTGTAACTTCATTAATAAATACCGGAGTACCCATTTCAGAAGTTATTTGATAACCTGTTACTGATACATCTTCATTAGGAGCTACAGCTGTTCCTTGTGTAGAAGTTATTTCTAATCCTGTTAGACCCATTACTTGATCTGCAGGATCAATAACACCAACGGCTGAACCAAAAGATATTCCTGTAGGTATTACATCAACATCAACTTTAGGGGTAATATATCCTTGAGTAGAATTAATTTCAAAGTTAGATGTTTCTAAAGATACATCAACAACTGCTGTTGATGTTCCTAATGTAGAAGTAATTGAAATACCTGTAGGTTCTACTAAAGCTGTTCCTGTAACAGTAACGGAATCATTTAATGTAGAAGTAATAGATAAACCAGTAAGAGTTACTGTCTCATCGGCTAGAGTTCCCCATTCACCATCTCCCCAAGATTTAGCACCCCAACCTGTTTTTAAAGTTGTAGCTTCATTCCACTGAGCTTGACCCCAGGTTAGTCGTCCCCATCCCGAGTAAACAGACATAGGTGACCTCCTATGCTAATCTTATAATAGCGTTTGATGAATCGTTTGCTGGGAATTGAATTGTAAAAGTTCCAGAAGTTGCTGTTTTATCAGATCCAAATGCAATTGCACATACAGCGTCAGTAGTACTTGTATCAGTTCCAGTAGTTGTG